TGCGCCGTTTCAGCGGCTCGCACTTGCGCAATCTCTCTCCGATGTCCGTTTTCAAGCCGACCGATGCAGCCCTGCTTTCCACATACTTGGCGTATGCGTCAAGGTCGTTTTCCCCGTCGAGCGTCCTTTCACAAAGAAGTACGCTCATAATGTCCGAAACAAGTGCGTGGTTAACCGCCTTTACGCCTGACACGCCGTTCACGTACTTCATATACAGCTTGCCGAGCGTGACGGAATAGACCTGTGGAACGGTGACGAAACATGGCATGTCGTGCCTGCCGTGGTAGTGCACGGCCGCCTCCCTGTACCACTTGGCCTGTGCGTTGACATTGTCGGCCTCCTTGATTACTACATTGCCGATGCGCGTAACCTTTGCGCCGGAAAAGCCGTGGAACTGCCGTATCTCTGCCTGTGCAAAATCCTCTGCCGCCATCGCCTTGTCGTCGACATACAGGTCGGCAAGCGGTTTCCCGAAGATTATCCCGTCGACCTCTATGCCGTGTT